TACGAAGCGGAACTTCTGAGCACCGGAGGTACAAGACAATTTGACACCAATGCAATCATAAACAGATACGATACGAAGATCGCCCAGACAGTCCTTGCAGATTTTATTATGCTTGGACATGAAAAGACTGGAAGCTTCGCACTAAGCTCGGATAAGACAGAATTGTTTTCTGTTGCGCTCGGAGCTTTTTTAGATGTTATTTGCGAGACGTTCAATAACCAGGGCATTCCTTCGTTGATAGACATTAATGGTTCCCATTTCGATGGGATTGAGGACTATCCTACACTCGCCCATGGAGATGTGGACAAACGGGATATCACGAAACTGTCAACATTCCTGAAGGATATGGTCGGCACGGGAATCTTGATACCTGATGAAGAACTGGAAGATTATGTCAGGGAGGCAGCAAACCTGCCGGAAAGAACGGAAGTTCCAGATTCCAGAGAGAAAGATGAACGGCGAGAAGCACAGCGCAGAGCACCAGAGAAGACAGCAAACGAACCTGATGGACCAGAGGTGGATCCAGAAGAGAATCAAGATGCTGAGGAAGCCAAGAAAAGGTTAGGCAGGTGATTTGATGATGCGAAAAATACGGCCACGATCAAGGGCTGTTAAAAAAAGCGAAGAATCACAGAGAGTACTGGATGCACTTGACGCCTATCTCGAGGGAAATATTGATGAACCAGTAAGATGGCTTGTTCGATTCTGGCAGGATCAGGCAGCAGTCATGCTGTACAGAGAATTGCGAGAACTCGTAATAGGAGAAACAGATCCGGAAAGCCTTTTTGATATATGGTTCCAGGATTATTCGAAGATGCTGTCAGAAAAAATGACACCTGTATGGGAACAGGCGTTTCTTGAAGGGTGGAAAAACAATTCTCTCTTTTGTGGAGCAGAAGATGTAATAAGCTCTGAGAGCTGGGTTCGAAGCTGGATTGTTGATCATACGGGAGATTTGATAATAAATTGTTGTAATGAGCAGGTGAGCGCAATTCGGTATCTGATCGCTGAAGCTGAATCTCTTAATATGAGCAGTGCTGAAACGGCAAGATATATCCGGCCAACAATAGGACTGACAGAGAGACAGGCTGCGGCGAATCTCAAATATTACAACTCCATCAAGGAAAGACTGACAACGGATCATCCGAGAATGAAACCTGAGTCAATTGAGCGGAAAGCGAGGGAGGCTGCTTCAAAATATGCAGAAAGACAGCAGCGGTATAGGGCAGAGACTATAGCCAGATCGGAAATAGCACAAGCCTATAACCATGGCGCAGATGCTTTTGTGAGGGAAGCGGTAACTGCAGGGAACCTTCCGGAGATGGAAAAAGAGTGGTCAACAGCTTTGGACGGCCATGTGTGCGCATCATGTGCAGC